ACCGGATGGCCGCGCGATTTTTTTCCCCCCTACGTGGCGCGCTGGTGACCATTGGATACCGCTCTCCCTGGTGGTCCCCCTCCCAAGGTGTTACTCCCCCCTCCCCGGCTGAATTCAATTGAGCGCTATTTTGGAGTCCGCGAAATGGGTTAACCGCATTTTTTGACGTCCGCATACGATTGGTCCCTTTAATTTGAATTAAAGGATGTATAAATTCTATTGTCCAATCATTTCGCTCGGGTTGTCTCCTCGCGCGACGCTCGCTTTTGCCCAACGGGATGAGATGTGATCTTGGTCGTTGGATAATAATATAATTTATTCAGCCTCTTTAATGTGAAATTTGAATTATTGGCGAGCGTCGTACTACCATGTCCCATCGTACGAACTTGATGAGTTGGACCAGTCAAGTTGCACCTACAGAGTTAAATTGATCAAGGAATTTATGTTTAAATTCCCTGGTGACAGATGGTGATATCAGGTTAATTTACCACGTCTATTGTTTGAGTAGCTACAGTTAACGTTTGTGTGATAGTCAGTTTTAAAACATGTTTCCCAGTAGGTATAGACGTGGTTGGTCGTCTAATCAGCGACGAGGTTACACACGTAATCCCGTGTTTAAGCGTTCTTATGTTGCTAAACGAAGTGAAGTAAAACGACGACCCAGTTATCCAAACAAGACCCAAGAAGAAGGGAAACTAGCAGCCCAACGGATGCACGAGAACCAGTTTGGGCCTGAATTTGTTATGGGCCATAATTCAGCCATTTCGACGTTCATCACTTACCCTTCGCTGGGGAAGGCTCTCCCGAACCGATCCAGGTCATATATTAAGTTAAGACGACTGCGTTTTAAGGGTACTGTCAAGGTTGAGCGTGTGCATGCTAACGTCAACATGGATGGGTCCAACCCAAAGGTGGAAGGAGTCTTCTCTCTTGTTGTTGTTGTGGATCGTAAACCCCATCTGGGCTCATCTGGAGCCCTTCTTACATTTGATGAGTTATTCGGTGCTAGGATCCACAGCCATGGTAATCTCGCGATAGTACCCTCTCTGAAAGACCGTTTCTACATACGACACGTGTTCAAACGTGTGTTGTCCGTTGAGAAGGATTCCATGATGGTGGACGTAGAAGGGACGACCACTCTAACTACCAGGCGTTTTAGTTGTTGGTCTTCGTTTACGGATGTTGACCGTGAATCGTGTAACGGCGTCTATGCTAACATAAGCAAGAACGCCCTTTTAGTTTATTACTGCTGGATGTCGGATAATATTTCCAAGGCATCGACATTTGTTTCGTTTGACCTCGATTATATTGGCTAAATTGGAAATTTAATACAAGCTTAATGCAAATGACCATATTTATATTTCAGTATTAAATATACATGTTCCTCTACAATAATCTCAGTGCAATGATTTGGGTTGAGAAGGGGTACAGTTACTGTTGATACATTCCTGGGCCGTGGCCCTAACTAGTTCTATCATCTGGGCCATTGACATCGTTATGTTGGATTGGGCCCTTTGAGCACCCACTATTGAGGCCGAGTCACCTGGGTCTAGACTACTGGTTCCTAGCCTGTGCAGCTGCCTATATGGGTGCGCCGCGTTCTCTGCATCGGAGTCTGCGACTGAGTGACTGATCCCTACAGTGCTCCTGACAGCCCAGGACTCTCCAGGCCTTAATTCAATTGGGCTGTGCAACCCAACACCCGATATGGACGCAGATCTGATCATCTTTCTCTCCCACTTTCCGTAGCCAACGTGGCTGAAATCGATGTCCTTCTCTGTAAACTGCTTGGAGAGGATCTTCACTGTTGGGGCACGGAAAGGTATGTCTACAGAGTGTTTGGCCGTCGACAGCTTCAGCATTCCCTTGAATTTCGCGAAATGGGTCCTCTGATGGACGTTAGTGTCGCACACTCTGTAGTACAATTTCCATGGAATTGGGTCCTTGAGGGAGAAGAAGGACGAGGAAAAGTAATGGAGATCGATGTTGCATCGTATCGGAAACGTCCAGGACGCTTGCAGCGACTCGTTGTCAGTCATTCTCCTGTCATGGATCTCCACGACGACGGAACCCACGGCGTTAATGGGTACCTGCTGTCTGTATTCTATGACGCAATGGTCTATTTTCATACAGCTACGACTGAGCCGTGCGCTTAATTGGGACGCCGTGGAGGGAAATTGAAGAAGAATCTCTGTTAGGTCATGAGAAAGCTGATATTCATCACGCTGAGACTCAATATAATTGAATGCGTTTGGAGGATTCACTAGCTGAGATTCCATTGAATTTTAATATCAGAAATAGGCCGCGCAGCGGGAACGACAGAGAAATTTGAACAGGTGAAACGATTAGGTCTGAAAGACTTTAGGGTTTCTGTTGATGGTGAAAGAGTAAAGTTGAGAAGATGAACTTCTTGTTAACTGGTGTCGATAAGCTCTGTAATTGGGAAAGTGTCTCCTCTTTGGTTAAGAAGCACTGTGGATAAGTCAAGAAATAATTCTTGGCACTTATTTTAAAACGCTTTGGCGGTGGCATTTTTGTAATTAAGGGGTGTACCCCAATTGAGAGCTCGCTCTATAAGTCATATGAATTGGGGTAATGGGGACAATATATAGTAGAAGATCCTAAGGGGCTTTAAGCGGCCATCCGCACTAATATT